ATGTCGCGGAGCCAGACGCCCGAAGCGATCGTGATCCGCCGCCAAGCGACCTCGGCGGCGAGAACGCGCCGTCGCGCCGCGTACGGCCCGACCGACGATCGCGAGGCCCGCGCGGCGGTCAAGGCGGCGCTGGAGGCCTATGCGGCGCGCCACGGCGCCCATGCCGCCGGCGCCCTGGCTTCGGCGCTGGCGGGCGACTGTTTCGCCCGCGTCCGCCCCGCCGCCACGGCGCGCGTCGCAGCCTTGGCCCTGTTCAAGCCGTCGCCGGACGCGTCGGCCCCCTGACGCCCGGGTCCGATACCCTCCCTCGTTCCCCACGGAGATCTTTCGATGTCTAGCGCCCTTTCCGACGGGTCCCTCGCCGCCGCGGCGACCGCGCCCCCGACGGCCGCCGCCGAGCAACGCCGCCGCGCACGCCTGGAGCGTAACCGCCGCTTGGCTCAAGCCGCGCCAGAGATTTCAGAGGCCGAGGCCCGCCGGTTCGAACGGCTGGAGGCCCGGCGAGATGATCCAGCCCAGCCTCGGCCGGTGCGCGAGAAGGCGGCGGATGAGCTGATCGCGCTGCAGCGGCGTCTCGATCTGAAGCGCGACCAACGTTGGCGTGATGAGGCGCTGGCCGAAACCATCGAGCTAGCGCGGACGACCGGCGCGGTGGTCAGGCGCCGCGCCGATGGCGGGGCGATGCGCGAACTCGGCCCGGGGCTTGGCGCCCTGTGGTCGGCGAACCGCCTGACCGAGGCCCAGGCTAAGGCCGGCAAGCGCTACGCCGACGATTTCGAGGACGCCCAAGGCCGCGTCCGCTCCAGTCTTCAAGATGGGCTCTCCGCCAGCGGCGGCGGCGGCGGGGGCCTGCCGCCCGCGCTTCAGGCCGGGGTGTTCGAACTGGCGCGCGCCCGTACGCGGGGGCTCCTGGGCGATCCCGCCCTGATCGCCATCTGCAACGACGTCTGCGGCCGGGGCCTAAAGCTCACCGACCTCGCCCGCCGCCACGCCGACGCCCGCGCCGACCGCACCCACCTCGCCGCGCTCGAGGAGCGGCTGAAGTGCGCGCTGAACCTTCTGTGCCGGCACTATGGGATCAGGGGAGGGGGGTGATGTCGGGCGCGTAGGCCGCGCAGCCTATTGGCGAAGTCCGGGAGGGGTGTCGCTGGTTGGGTTTTTTTCGAAGGCTGGCGTGCCAGGTGGCTCATGGTGCAAGGGCGGAAGTTTCATACCGTAATAAGCCGGGGAACGTGTGCACGAATGCTTTGGGCGTTGAGGAGGGGGCGCTAATCAAACTCGAACAGGCCGTCCGACGCTCTGATCTCGATCAAACACGTCTGCCTGGCGATCCGTGCAGCGGCCTCGTCTAGTTCCAGGCCGCTGGATTCATCGTCTTCAAATCGGGTCGCGGGCGCTATATCCACGACGCAGACCTCGTGGAGACGGTGATGAGCGGCGGTGAGATCGGGCGTCGAAGCCTGTTGGCGGCGGCGGGTCTGGCGATGGCGACGGGCGCCCAAGCCGCAACGCCCAAGCCCAAGGTGGCGATCAAAACCAATCATGGCGTGATCGTGGTGGAGCTGGAAGCCCAGAAGGCGCCGATCACCAGCGCCAACTTTCTGCATTATGTATATACCGGGCGCTACGACGACGGGTCCTTCTTCCGGGCGTCGCGGACGCCGGGGGCGCCCAGGGAGGGCGTCATCGTCGGCAGCCCGTCGGAGCGGACCCACCGCTATCCGCCGATCGCCCACGAGAGCACCACGATGACGGGGCTACGCCATACGACAGGGACCATATCTCTCGGTCGCTACGCTCCGGGCTCCGCTACGGCCGACTTCTTCATCTGCGTCGGTCCGCAGCCTTTCCTGGACGCCCATCCCGGCGCGCCTGCGCCTAAGGGCGGCGACAACCTGGGCTACGCCGCATTCGGCCAAGTGGTGTCCGGTATGCGGGTCGTGCGCACCATCCTGGCGCTGCCCACGCCCGGAAAGTCCCGCTTTCCCGACATGAAGGGGCAGTGGCTGGACCCGGTGGTGCCGATCTTCACGATGCGTCGGGTTTGAAGCAAAACAAACTCGTCATGCGGAGGAAGGCGCTTCGAAGGTTGCGCCTGTCTCGCAGCACGCCCGGTCAGCAGACGCCCAAGGCCAATGGCGCTTAGCTGTTGTCGGCGCCCCGCGAATCACCGACAAAGACATACGGGTTGAATTTGCGGCTGGCGGCGACGCCAACGGCCGCACAGACTTCAAAGTTCTTCCGCCCCTTTTCCAATGCAACAACCGTTTGAGGCCCTATGGCCGAGCGCGAGCTTTCCCTCGACGTAGGCTCCTATCGCCAAGCCTACGGCGAACAGGTCGAGCAGGCGATGGGGGAGGGCTATAGCCTTACCGCCTTCGCCGGCCTGATCGGAGTGTCGCGCCGGGCGGTGGACGGCTGGATCGCCTCCCATCCGGCCTTCGCGGAAGCCGTTGCTCGCGGCCAGGCGCGGCGGTTGGCCCATTGGGAGCGAGCGGCGCTCGATGTGGTGGAGCGCGGCGGCGCGGGCTCCGCCTCGGTGATCCTGTTCGGCCTGAAGAGCATGGGCGCGCAGGATTGGGCGGATGATGACGAAGGCGAGACGAGCGACGACCGTCAAGGCTCGGTCGTCATCTTCGCCCTGCCGGAAAATGGGCGGACCTGACGACGGCCGCGGGAGGTCCCTATGGCGCAAGGCGACGTGCGCCAGATCGGGCCTCAGCCCGGCCCTCAACTGCAGTTCTTGTCGAGTGCGGCGGATATCGCGGTCTACGGCGGGGCGGCCGGCGGGGGCAAGACCTGGGCGCTTCTGATTGAGCCCCTGCGCCATATCGAAAACCCTGGCTTCGGCGCCGTCTTCTTTCGCCGCACCACGGTTCAGGTCAGAAACGAGGGCGGTCTCTGGGACGAGAGCCACAAGCTCTATGCCGACATCGGCGGGACCCCTTGCGCAAGCGCCCTGACGTGGCGTTTTCCGTCCGGCGCCAGCATCAGCTTTCGCCACCTGGAGCACGACAAGTCTGTCTATGGCTGGCAGGGGGCGCAGATCCCCTTGATCTGTTTCGACGAGCTGACCCACTTCAGCGAGCGCCAGTTCTGGTATCTGGTGAGCCGCAACCGATCCACCTGCGGCGTGCGCCCCTATGTGCGCGCCACCTGCAACCCCGACGCCGACAGCTGGGTCGCAGGCTTCATCGCCTGGTGGATCGATCCCCTGACGGGTCTGCCGATCCCGGAGCGGGCGGGGGTGCTGCGCTGGTTCGTACGGATCGGCGACGCCCTGGTCTGGGCCGAGCGGCCGGAAGACCTGGCGGATCACCTCGATCCCGTCGGCCGCCGCCCGATCCCGCCCAAGTCCCTGACCTTCGTACCCGCCAAGCTGACCGACAATGTCGCGCTGATGGCGGCCGACCCAGGGTATCTGGCCAATCTGATGGCCCAGCCGACGGTGGAGCGGGAGCGGCTTCTGCTTGGCAATTGGAAGGTGCGCCCGGCGGCGGGTCTCTATTTCCAACGCGGCTGGTGCAAGCGGGTGGATGCGGCGCCGGCGGAGCTCGATCAGGTGCGCGGCTGGGATCTGGCCGCGACGCCCAAGACCGAACGCAACGACCCGGATTGGACCTGCGGCGTCAAGATCGGCCGCGACCGGCGCACGGGCCGCTTCATCGTGCTGCACCATGTGCGCACCCGCGACACGCCGGCCCGCGTCCAGGCCCTGATCAAGAACATGGCGAGCCAGGACGGCCCCCAGGTCGAGATCAGCCTGCCCCAAGATCCCGGCCAGGCCGGCAAGGCCCAGATCGCCGCCCTGACCCTGGCGCTCGAAGGCTTCATCGCCCGCGGCACGCCCGAGACGGGGGACAAGCTCACGCGCTTCGGCCCCTTCTCCGCCCAAGCCCAGGCCGGCAATGTCGATGTGCTCCATGGCGCCTGGAACGAGGACTGGTTCGCCGCTCTCGAAGGGTTCCCGCAGGCCGCCCACGACGACGACGCCGACGCCACGTCCCGCGCCTTCAACGCCTTCCTCCACCGCCTGAACAGCCAGGGCCTGCTCGACCTCGTCCGCCGCCAGACCGCCGGCGACGCGCCGACGTTCGCGCCCGGATCGCTGGAGTGGGAGCAGACGCGGGTCGAGGGGTGAGAAGCCTCAACGTGGCGAACCGTTCGCATCCCGTTCTTCCCAACTTTTCCGCCCCACAGCCGACTTGTTTTCCTGCCTGATTCCTGGAGCCGTCCCCCATGCCCCCACCCGGCGGTTTCCGCACCTCCTTGAGCTTTACGTTGCAAGGGCCGCTGGGCCAGGCCGCGTTCCAGCCGAACGGCGGCGTATTCTCGCCGGGCCTGCCGCTGGCGCCGATGGAGGGACAGCAGCCGACGCGGGCGTTCGACTTCAACGTCGGGATCAACACGGTCATCACGCCCCGGTCGGGGTTCGCCGATATCCACAGTTTCGCGAGCCTTCGGGCCTACGCCAATGTCGAGCCGGTGCGGCTGGCGATCGAGACCTGCAAGGATCAGATCGAGCGGCTGGACTGGCGGATCAAGCCGATCGACAGCCAGGCCGGCAAAGCCGATCCCGCCGCCATCTCAGCGCTCACACGGTTCTTCAGGCAGCCCGACGGCGTCACCCCCTTCGCCACCTGGCTGCGCTCAGGCCTGGAGGATCTGCTGGTCATCGATGCGCCGGCGTTCGAGCGGCGCCGTGATCGGGCCGGGCGGCTGATCGGGCTGGATGTCGTACCGGGCGACACCTTCAAGCTCCTGGTCGACCAGACGGGCCGACGGCCCCAACCGCCCTTGCCGGCCTATCAGCAGATCATCAAAGGCGTGGTCTGGAACGATCTGACGACAGACGACCTGATCTATGCGCCTCGGAACCCGCGCCCCAACCATCTCTATGGCTTTTCACCGGTCGAGCAGATCCTGGTCACGATCAACATGGTGATGCGCCGCCAGGGCGTGCAGCTCGCCTATTTCACCGAGAACAATACGCCAGCCGGCCTCCTGAACGTGCCGCCGGGCTGGGGCGCCGACGCCATCAAGACCATGCAGGACGCCTGGGACGCCCGCGCCGAGGGCGATCTGCCTTATCGCAACAAGGTGCAGTGGGTGCCTGACGGCACGCGCTACCAGCCGTTCAAGGATGCGCCGCTCAAGGACGATTTCGACGAATGGCTGTACCGCATCGTCTGTTTCGCCTTCTCCCTGCCGCCCAGCGCCTTCGTCAAACAGATGAACCGTTCGACCGCCGACGCCGCGTCGGACACCGGCAAGGAGGAAGGGATCGCCAGCCGCAAGCTGTGGTGGAAGCGGCTGGCCGACCAGATCATCCAGGACGACTTCGGCCAGCCTGCCCTGGAATGGGGCTGGTGCGAAGATGTCGAGATCGACGCGCTGAAACAGGCCCAGATCGATGACATCAACCTGAAGAACGGCGCCACCTTCATCAACGAAGTCCGCGACGCGCGAGGTCTTGCGGGCGTGGCCGGGGGCGATCAGCCGCTGATCTACCTGCCGACGGGCGTTCAGGTGCTAAGCCGGGCGGTGCAGGCGGCGTCTGCGCCCACGCCGCCTGAGGCGGGCCCGCCGGACGCAACGGCGCCATCGACCCCCCAACCTATTCTCAAGGGAGCTTGAGCCTGATGCGGCTGTTTGCAGATCTGTCCAAGGTCGAGGAGCAGGACGACGGCTCTTTGAAGGTGTTCGGCGTCGCCTCCAGCGGCGCGCGGGACGAGGCCGGCGAGATCGTGTCGCCCGAGGCGATGAAGGCGGCGTTGCCGGGCTATCTGGCCTTCGGCGCGATCCGGGAGATGCATCAGCCGAGCGCGGCGGGCACGGCGCTGGAGGTGCATGTCGACGACGACGGCTTCACCCGCCTGACCGCCCATATCGTCGATCCCGTCGCCGTCTCCAAGGTGAAGGCCGGCGTCTATAAGGGGCTCTCGATCGGCGGCAAGGTGCTGAGGCGCGACCCCAAGGACCCCAGCACGATCACCGCCCTGAAGCTGATGGAGATCAGCCTGGTGGATCGCCCCTGCAACCCGGAAGCCTCCATCAACATGTGGAAGGCCGAGGGCGGGTTCGATCTCGACGACCTCGACATCGAGACGACCGATTGGGCGCGGGCGGCGGACATCGCGGAGGCGTCCAGGGCGCTCTTCACCACCTTGGCCGCGGCCAGGGACGACACGCCGGCGCAGAAGATCGGCCGGCGCAACTCCGCCAAGGATCAAGCCGCCATCCAGGCCAGCCATGACCAGATGGTGGGCCTGGGCGCCCGTTGCGATCCCGACAATTGCGACCTCGCCGATGACGAGGACGACGACGAGACGGATGACGCCGGCGCCCCCGCGCCCGATACCGCGCCGCCCGACGACGCCGATCCGCCCGCAGACCAGAAGAGCGCCGCGATCGAGAGCCTCGCCAAGGCCTGGACCCAACTGGCGGCCGAGAACGACGCCCTGAAGGCCCGGCTGGACGGCGTTGCACCGGAACTCCAAGCCCTGCGCGCCGAGATCGACCTTCTGAAGGCCCACCCCCTCCCGCCGAAGACTGCTGGGTCCATCCTGGCGGTTGTGGACAAGACGACCGATGCGCGGGGCGCGGCCGCCGAGCCGCAGGCCGAGCTCAGTCTCGATGCGGTGCAAAAGGTGCTGGACGCCATGACGCCCCAAGCCCGCGCCGACCTCCTGATGAAGGCCGCCATGGCGCGACCGATCCCGATCCGGGCTTAGCCAAGCGCAGCCCTTCCGCCGTCGTCGCGATCCGGGTCCGGAGCGACGACGTCTGAGCCCGCGACGCCGGCGACCTCTGCCACGCCGGCGTCGAGGCCGTGATGCTGCGCGTGCCAGAACTTACCCCGACCGCGGTGGCCAAGCTCGCCGCGTTCGCCGATCTCGAAAAGCGCGGC